ATGAAGATCAGCCGTGTCAGCGTACATCGCTATTGCCTGCCGCTACGCGCCACCTGGCAGACCGCCGCCGGCGGCCTGTGCGAGCGCCAGGGCTGGCTGCTACGCCTCGCCACCAACCACAACGCCTTTGGCTACGGTGACTGCGCAGTGTTGCCGAGCAGCGGCACCGAGAGCGCAACCGCGGCGCAGGGCGCGCTGCGCGCGTTGCTGCCACGCCTGCTCGGGCGGTCTGCCCAGGACGCCCTCGCCACGCTCGAGTGCGCCGACCATTGCGTCACGCCGGCAGCGCGCTGCGCCGTCGAAAGCGCGCTGCTCGACCTGCTCGCCCAGGAGGCTGGTCTGCCCCTGGCGACCTACCTGTGCGACCCGCGGCCAGCAGCCATGCCACCCGGGCCGCCGCCTGCCGTACGCCTCAATGCAGCACTGGGCGGCCTGGGCCTGAGCCGCGACGAAGAGATCCTTGCCGCCTGCAGTGAAGGCTTTCAGGTGCTCAAGTTCAAGCTCGGGGTGACCGCGATCGAGCACGAGATCGACCGCCTGCGGCAGATCGCCGCTCTCCTCCCGAGCGGTGTCGCACTGCGCCTGGACGCCAATCGCGCCTGGCGCTTCGACGATGCGCTGCGCTTCCTGCACGCCTGTGCCGACCTGCCGGTGGAGATGATCGAGGAACCGCTGACCGCGCCGGATCTCGCACAACTGCAGCGTCTGCAAGCCGGCACATCAATCAGCATCGGTCTCGACGAGTCGACCGCGCACTTCAGTCTCGCCACCCTCCTCCAGCGGCGCACCGTTCTGGGGGTGTGCGCGATAAATGAAGGTGCGGGAGCGCGATAATTGGTGGGACGAGGTGGTTTGTGGCGGGTTTAGGTGGGACGGGGATGCAAGTTTCTTGCGCGAGGTGAAATGCTCGGAAGGACCAAAAATAGCCGTTCAGTAGAACTGGAATATCAGGACTTGGCGCCGGCAATATAGTCAGACAGCACCTGCTGAATCCGCTGGGAAAGCCCTGGCGGAAGCCCACGAGCCGCATCAGGGAAAAACGGCCTCGCCGGTATGTCGCCCCACAGGTGGGGGAAGTCCGCCTTCTTGCCGCCGAACTGCTGTATAGCCGCGTAGATCACCGTCGGACGGATCTCGACGCCATTGCCGACCAGCCGCCAAGCGAACTGCGTGGACAGAGACTTCGACTCGCCAATCAACGGCTTCTTGTAAGACAGCACCCGCTGCCCTCGCGCCGACAGATGGCCTTTGCTTTTCGTGAAGTTCTTGGCGTTGCTGTGCAACATCCGGCGCAGCGTGGTATCGGCATTCGGCGCCCACGGATTGCCGTAGGGGTCTTGCGAAACCTCGAAACGGGTCTTGGTGAATTCCACCAATAACTCACCGATCGCCTTCAGCGCTGGCCGTGGGTTGTCTAGGGCATGAACCAGGCGCGCGAGTTCGGCGTGGACCCCGGTATCGGTGGGGGTGATCTGGATCATCTGTCCTGGCGCCGTGAACTTTCTTGCTGGCCTAGTAAATCAGCTGATCTTCAGTAAGCACCGTCGGCGTGGGGTCGTACCCGGCAACCGGACCGCCAAACTCATAGTCCGGATCATCCTCGCCGTCGACCAGCGCCGGGTAGGCATCCTTCAGTTCTGGCGGCAGCCAGTGCAGATGACCGACGATCGCAGCCAGGTCGGTACGGTTCTTCAGCGGCGTGGAGCTAAGCGTATGCGCGGCCGGGATCGGATGCATGGGCACCTCACCTGCCTCTGCCCAGCGCATTATCTCGATTGCGCCGGGACCGCTGACCGTTCCCGCTTCATCATCCCAATCAAAAATAAGCGGCTTGATCTGCGGATTGCCGCTGCAGCTCGGGCACTCAAAATGATATTTCATGACTTATGGCTTCCAGTAAAACAACAGGCCGACAGTAAAGTCGACCATTTCCCGGTCATCAGTATAGACCTTGCGGAACCACTCTGCCGGGCTTTCCCGCCCTGGCAAGGCCTTTCCACGTGCGCCAAGCACAGCCTCCATAGCCATGGTCATCACCTCCAACGGCTTCCCGGAATACTCCTTGCCTTGGTAAGCGTTCGCGTACTTGTCTTTCCGCGTCCGCTCATTTGCCCTATAGGGGATAGGCGTCACATCCCGAAGGCGTTCAAGCGGATGACCAATCGTCCGGCGCTGATGCAGATCCTCAAACAGCGATTCCAGCCCCGGCAGCGCATGCTGCAGACGATGGGCGAACTCGTGCACCGCGTTATTCAAAGCACCCGTTCTCGTCAATAGGTAACCAGCGGCTTGCTCCCACGGCACCCGGCCGAATTCCGGAAGCACTTGAGTCGCACCAGGGTAAGGCGGGGGCATCGTCTCCGTGTAATGAAAGCCGCGAGCACCCGCCTTCGCTTTGGTATAGAGGGGTCCGAAATGATCGGCTGCGGTTGTCCAGGAATCCGGAAACAACTGCGATGCCTCTCGCACCAGTTGCGCACCGGCGCCACCCGAAGCCACCACGCACGGCGTGGAGATCCCTACTTCGGCCTACAGCCGGGAAATCAGCGCTTGGTGGCACGCCAGCGGATCACTAGCGCCATCGGGTAACGCGTCCATGATGGCTTTCCCAGCGGCGATAAATTCATCCAAGGACACCGGCATCGTAGCGCCAGGCGCCAGCATGGACGCCACATCTGTAACGAATGCCTGCCCGATCGGCCCCGGCAACGTTGCCACCTTGTTCTCCACCAGAGTCCTCAGTTCGTCGCGGACCGACGCCCCCGGCGCATACGCAAAACCGGGATCGATCCCGGCAAGATCGTCAGCGGCTGGCGCATTGGCCGGCCCCTTGCCGTTGGCAATTGCGTGCAGAAAATCGCGTTTCGACACCGCGATGATGCGGCAGTGGCACCCCCAGCCGTTAGGCGCAAAGTGCGTTGTCCAGAAAGGATGTTCTGGGGGAAGCGTCAGGCCATCCCACGACACATGCAGCGGCCGCGGATACATCACCCCATCGGCGTGCTTGTATTGCCAATACGGCAGCACCGCCAGCAGTTCCGGGTCCGTGAGCTGCTGATACCGACCGGCGGCGTAGCTGGTGGCGAGGTTGGTCTGGTAGATCACCTTGGTGCGCCAGGCGACGCCCGCCTGGCTCCCTTCCCCGGTCCAACCCGACCACCCGTTCCTGGCCACCAGCGCCTTGAAGTCCTTTTTGAACGTGTTCAGACCCGTCCCGTCCGCCTGCGCCTTCAAAACCGCGGCGTTCAGGTCCGCCAGCAGGTCTGCCACCTTGGCGCCGGCGACGATAAACGACCGGTCGTGCTCCTCGTGGCGAATATCATCCCAGCGCTCGCTCGGCAGGTTCAGCTTCTGCTTGAAAAAAGCGACCTGCTCGGCGAATGGCCGGTGATAGTCAGACACTGGCGCGTACCCTCAGCGCCGCCACTGCACGCCATCCCAGCGCAACAGCAGCCGGCCCGCGCCTTCCACCACCCGCTCCAACGGGTTTATCGGCCCTTGCATCAGGCGGCTACCGCCCATCGCTACGCCGATTGGTAGCCGCTGCCTCGTCGCCCACGTCCGCCATGCCGGCGAGCCTGGCCACCATGAAACCGCTCTCCATCACCGCCCGCAGATCGTCGAGCGGCAGCCCGTCGTATGCCGCCAGCAGCGACGCCTGTAAGCCTGCCAGGCTCTCTGCCTCTGACACCAGACGCTCCACGTGCGCCAGTACTGCCCGCCACGACTCGCCACTCTCCACGGCCATTCGTTCCGCCAAAGCCACCGACGGCTCGGGCGCGGCGGCGATTGCGGATTTCAGCCCGCACGTTGCGGCCAGCGCAGCCCCAGCACCTGGCCGAAGAGCGCCACGCTGCTCTGCTTTACCGAGGATTTCCTCGCCCTCCATCGGCGCCGGAATATGCAACTTCTCCCTCGCCCACGGCGCCGGAATTTGGAACAGGCCGGCCAGCTTGGGCAGGGCATCGGCGTAGGCAGTCAGGTCCTCCGGCTCACTCGAATCAAACACCAGGCGCGGACAGCGCCGCAGACCATCGATTCCACCGCGGTTGAGTGCCAGAATCGGATAGACGAGATCGCGTGTAATCGTCCCAGCCACCTGACGCGCATCAGCCACCAGGATTTCGTGTCGCACCGAGTCATGTACCTTCCCAAGCGCGTTCGTGCTGGACTTCCCGTCCGCCTGACTGGTCAGCGTCGCCCCCAGGATGCACTTGCTCTGTGCTCGATCCGCCCAGGACATCATGTCCAGATGCGAACCCCCGCCCGGTGAACCCCCGGTGATCTTCTGCACTTCCAGCGTCATGTCCGCCGGCATGATCGCGCGCGCATCGTGCCCGAGCGCCGTCACCGCCCGCATCAGGCTGGATTTCTCGTCCGAAGTCGCCGCTGCGTGGTATTTACCGACGATGATCGGCAGCCCATAAGTCTCCAGAAACTCCGCGAAATCCCCCAGCGCATACGTCTTGTAGAGGAACGGCCAGCACAGTACTCGATACAGCCCCAGCCGCCCGAGATAGCCCGTTTTCGCCTTGCCATGCTGATGCATCACCCATCCGAACGGCTGCAGTGCCGCGCCGTCGGCGCTGGCATCCCGCAGGCGCAACGCAGTGCGATCACGAGACAGCCTGAACCACTCCTGCGGCCTGGGATGGAACCCCGGCAAGAACTCCCTGCCAGATTGCCGCCACTCGATCTCGATTGCCGAGAAACCGTGCCCAACCCCCTCCATGCACGCGAGGATCAAGTCCTCGAAATCGTCAACGCCCTCCTCAATCACGGCTTTCACCCACTCGGCTGCCGACTTCTCCCCTGCAGTCGCCTCACGCGGCGGCACAATATCCCAATCCAGATTCAGCAACGCCAGCTTGCGTTTTCCCATCTCCGCCGTCAGATGAGGATCACGCTCCTCCATGTCCGCAAATAGTCGGTGCTGACTGACCAGATCGCCCAGATCAGCCGACCGTAGCGCCGCCGCCAACCGGCGTGGCGACAGGCCGTCCAGCATGGGCGTGAGGTAGGGGTTTTCCAGGGTACGGATCGCGCTCGTCTGCGGCTCACGCAGCGCCCCCGTATCGATCGGTTTGCCGAATTGATCCAGAAAGCGGGTCATAGCATCTGCCTGGAGGCGTACTCCAGCTCCTCATTGTCGGCGCCTCGGCGAGGCGCTGAGATAAACCCGTCGCACCGCCCAGGCAGGCCCTCAAAACGCAGCGCGTAATCCGCCAGGAACAATGAAATTGCAAAATCCCCGTGCCGCTGCATCCTCTCGGCGCCATGACCACTCTGGCGCTGCGTCGCCGAATTCGGCAGTTTAGGTACCCCGTTGAAGATCCGGATGGCCCGCAGATCGTCGCGACATTGATCGTCGCGGGGCAGTGCCTCCAGCATCGCATCCTCTAACGCGGCCTTGAAGCGCGGCATCTGCTCGCGATAAAACGCTTCCGAGAGCTTGATCTGCTCGATTCTGGCCAGACCGTAGCGGTCAGCCGCATATTCCGCCAGCGCAGCGCCGTTCCCACTCGCATCCATCGCCCCGTGGCGCAGCCTCGGAACGCGGTCGACGAGGTACGTCAGGATCTGCTCCTGCTGCCGGAACGGGCAATTACCGATTTCCACCACCAGCCGGACGCGTCGCACCAGATCCTGCCCCTCCTCGAGCACCGTGATCACCGTCAGATCGCCGACGCGGGCAAAATCCTCGCCGAATCCATGCCAGCGCGTCGCGTCCAAACCCTCGAGCAGTTGCCTCAACTCCTCCTCGCACCACGCCAGCACCTCCCGCCGCCGATCGCCCTCCGGCTGCTGACCGAACGAATCCGGCCAGCGTCGGCGCACGATCGGCGTTTCCCGCACCATGCGCGACTCAATCAGCGCCATCGCCAGAAAAACGCCGCCGCCTTCGGACGGAATCACATCCAGTTCCTCGGAAGCCGTCTCGCCGTACATCGCATAAATCTTCGCGACCCAGGCCTCCTCGGTCTTGTCCGCCAGACGATCACCCTGGATCAGCGCCACCCGCTGATACAACCCCTGTGTCACCGCCTCGCGGAACGTCGTTCGATGCAGCGAATAGCCCAGACGACCGGCGCGGATCGACTCCACGATCTCATTGAACGGATTCTTCGTGCCGTTGTGCGACGAGAGCAAGCGCACCTTGCCGCCCCAGATCAACATCGCCAAAGAAGCCTTCATCAGCCCCGGCAAGTCATCGTGAAACGCCGCCTCGTCGATCGTCACCCGACCCTGCTTGCCGCGGATCGAGCGCGGCCGGCTGGAGAGCGCCAGAATCTTCTTGCCGCTCGCGAAATCGATCCGAAACGCCTTGATGTCCTGCCCCTCGTCCGAATAGATCACCTCCCCGAGCCAGGAAGCGGCGAACGAAAACGCCTTCGCCCACATCGCGCAATCGTCGATGTACTCCCGAGTCATGTCCTCGCTGTAGCCAATGTACAGCGCATCCATGCCCCCCTCCGGCGCCGCCGTCAGCACCGCTTCGGAGGCATCGCACCACGAGGCGCCGATCCGGCGAGACTTCTCCCACACCGCCACTTCGGCCGGGTCACCGACCCAGGCCTGCTGATACGGCAGCAGCACCGTCGGCGTCATGCCGTAATTCCGAGAATCTCGCGGCGGATCATCTCCACTGCATCCGCTGTCAGACCGCCCCGGCGTGCCACCGCCTCGCAGGCCGATGCGGCGGCCAGCGCCTTGGTGCGCAGCTCGTCCTGCCACTTGCTGAGGGCGACCTGCATCCGTCCCACATCGGCATGCGCGCGCGCCACCTGCGAGATGGATTTCGCCGCTTCGGCCGGGTCAGACTCCGCCTGGCGCAGCGCGATCGAAATGCGCAACAGTTGCTCCTGCAGAATTCCGCTGGTCGCCGAGAGCACATCGCCCTCATCGCCCTCGTTCCGCACCGCCTTGGCCAGCGCGCGCGTACGCCGCACGTCGGCCATGGCCTCCTCGAAATCCGCTTCCAGTTGCGTCCCGTGCCGCTGCAGGGAACTCTTGCTGATCTCGTAACCGATTTCTCGCAGCCACCCCGCTAGCCCCGTGTATCCGCCGAACCCAGATTCGACCAGTCGCCGATTGAGTTCATCCCTGACCTCCTCGGGGAGCTGCGAGACCGCTGAACGCTGCCCCACCTCAGATCCCTGACCGTGGCCGCGGCCGTGCGACACCGGGAACCTGTGATCGTCCTGCCGACACATCCTGTCCAGCCTGCGTCAGCGTCGCCAGGGTCATCCCGAGTTGTCCTCCTGCCGTCTGCCTGATGACCAGACCCTGCTCATCGAGCCAGGCCAGATGAGATCGGATCGCGTCATACGATTCGCCCAGACCGATGCCCACCAAGTATCCGTGCAAAATCCCATCCGTGGCGGTGTATTCCGGAGCGTCGGAGAGGCAAATCAGGATGGCCAGGCGTGTTTCCAATTGAATTCTTGCCCTGAACGAGAGGCCACACAAATCACCCATGTTAGTGTTTATCCAGTAAGTGCTGATTGATCATCTGCAACGTTTTCTGCAATGCCCCAACCGATCCGCGCAGTTGGTTGGCCAGCTCGGAGACATCGCCGATCGCCTCGTACAGGCGTGACAGATCGACCCGTGTCGGAGCCTCGGCGAGGCGGGTACCGATTGTGCGCATCTCCTCGTCTATCCTCCTGCGTCGAAGATCGATGTCGGCCCGGAGCGCATCCAACGCCCTGGCGTGCTCCTCACGCAATTTCGAAACGGCCTCCTGAGTCACCTGGTTGCGCCTGTCCCAGTACAACCATCCGGTGACCGCCAGGCCCCAGGCCAGAATGCCCATATCAACCCAGAATCGGATCGCCTGATAATCAACGGACACGCGCCGTCCTCTCCCTGTCGCGCTGACAGTAGACACATCGTTTGACTCCTGGATAAATGGCCCGACGCGCCTCTGGAATGCGCTCGCCGCAGTCCACGCACGTCTCGCTCGAGTCGTCGATTGACCGTCCGGACAGCCCGGACAGACGTCCGTGCTGGTAAATATGCTCGGAGAGAATCTCCTGATCGCGCTCCTGAGCGCGATCGATCTGGTCAGTCATCTCAGGAATTCCTCTCGCCGATCTCGTCATCGATATCCAACCATTGCCGCCGCATTGCCTCGGCTCCACGCAGATACAGCGTCGCCTCGTCGTTGCGCCGCCAGAAATGATCCGTCACCGCCCAGTCAGGCCCCTCCCCAAGTTGTGGCCCGGCGCGTATTTCTGCCGCTACCCAATCCCTGTCGAGGCAGCGCACGGCTTCACGCACCTCCGAATGCTCATAGGCGCAGATCCCAATGTCCAGGATCAGTGAAATGAGGGCATCGAACTCGTTCTGTCGAAGGGCGGCCGGCAGGGTTGCCAACAGGTAAATTTCGATCGGTCGTAAATCGTCCCTCAGCAGGCGCAGCGCCGCCGCATGGTCCACCACGCAGCGCGGTTCGCCGGGTCGCAGCACGTGCCCGTAACCGACAGTCGACAGGCCGAACCGTCCCGGCTCAGGAACCGGTCTGAAATGGGTATGGCGGGAAATCAGATCCAGACCATCTGCTGAGGTTCTGCGGAAATTATTTTTTTCCGCTCGTTCGTCGGGTTCGGGAAACCAGACCATCATGCGGTGCGCACCGGGAGCGTCGCGGCGAGCGCCAGGATGCGCCCGCTGGAGAGGGTGGCGAGGCAGCGGAAACGGTAGTTCGCGCCGTCGACACCGCCCTGAAAGGCGTGCAGGACGACGCTGCCGCCGGCGATCTGGGGCGCGCCGTCGAGCAGCGCCGAAGGGTTGGCGTCGCCGCCGGAGAGCAGCGTGACGCTCAGCGTGGCGTGGTCGATCGTTTCGCCGCTGTCCAGTTCGGGACTAAAATCGAAGCTGCAGATGAGCTTCTCGGCGGGGTCCTTGGCCGGCCAGGTGGTGCTCATCGGCGGCGCCCCGAGGCGCAGTGGAGGACCACCCGATACGATCGGGCGGCGCTCCGGGTGGCGAGGTAGCACGGGTGGGCGACGAGCCCGCCGAGCCGCTGGCCGCCCCAGGTGGCGTTGGCCGGCCGCCAGGGGAGGTGCGGGCGCCAGGTAAGCGAGGTCACGGCAGCGTCGCTGCGTAGCGGTAGAGCGCTCGCACCTGCTCTTCGCTGACGCCCAGTTTGGCGACGAAATGGGCGAACACCGGGTTGGTGCGGTCGAAGTCGGTCGCGCTGTCCATGATCAGTTGCTCGCGCGCCGTCAACTGGCCCTTTAGGCCCTGGATGGCCGGCAGGTAGCCGAGGTCGAGACAGGCCACCCAGAACTGGCGGGCCGGGATGAGGGTCGGCGGCTCGTTTGCCGGAGAACGATCGACGCCGGTACGCACCCGGTAAATCGGCGACTGCCCCTGGCGGGGGAGAATCTGCAGATCGCTTTCCGGTATCGCGCGGGCCGCGGCTTCGCTGTCGTAGTCGGTGATCATGGTCAGGCTCCGTAGGATCCACAGCAGCGCCAGTGGTCGAGAACCAGATATTCACTGGCCGAGGCGCTGTTGAGGGTGATCGAAACGGTTTTGTCCACCGTGGTGTCCACCGAGGTGAGCAGTTCGACGGACGCCCCCGTTGACCCGGTGCCGAATGGCGACGAGGTCGAGCAGAGCCCGGTGACCTGTCGATTGGTGACCCCTCGGTTACTGACCTGCATGACCGATTTGAAATGGCTGGTCGTCGTCAGGTTGATGCTCGGCCCCATGTTGGTGGTACCCAGGAATAGCTTGTACACCTTGACATTGGCCGAGCTGACGTATTGCAGGGTCACCAGGCTTTCTAGGCAGCCATTCGGCCCCAGACTGTTTGCCGGCAGGGTGAAGCTCGGCCCGGTGATGTCTGCAGAAGTCGTCTGGGTGTAAGCGCCGCCGGTGGTCACGGCATTGACCAGGGTGACGACCGTCGTCGTCGTCGAGGAGAATTCCAACCAGCCTCCGGGGTGGCTCCCGACGGCAGGCACATAAACCCAGCCTCCAGAGGTGTAGGAGCGGACCAGCGCCGTGGCCAGGTTGTCGATGGTCGCCGATCCCGCCGACCCCGCGTTGAGCGTCCCGGAGGGCAGCAGAATCCACGGTCTGGCGGTGTTGTGGAAAACCTTCAGATAACCCGCCCCGAAAACCATCTCCAGCAGACGGGCCTTGAGGTTGGACCACGAGAAACCCTTCAGCAGGTTGCCGGCGGCCGAGTCCGTCAGACCGAACCAATCGTTATCGTCCGGCGAGCTTTTGGCAGTGGCGCCCTGGATCAGACTACCGATCGTGGTGGTTGTCTCGTTGCCTGTATTGGTTCCGGAACACGTCCCGGATCCGCTCGGCGCGCCGACCATCGCGGCGGTAATGCCGCCGACCACACCGGTGAAGTTCGGCGAGTCCAAGTCGGCCTTGAGGCCGAGGGCCGTCTGTTGCGCCGAGCTGACCGGTTTGTTGGCGTCGCTGGTGTTGTCGACAGCCGCCAGGCCAACGTCTGTTTTGGTTAGCGTGACCGCTCCGGCACGGCCAGCGACGCTTTGCACGGGAGCTGCGGCAGAGGCTTCTGCAGAGGTCGTATAAATCGGGTGCGGATCACTGGCGATGAGGTGTGCCGCAATCGCCGCGGCGGCGGCCTCGATTTCGTCGCAGTGTTCGTTCCAGAGCAGGTCGATTTCGACGCCCGGGTCGTCCATTTCTTGAGTCGGCAGGACTCTGGGCAGCGGCAAGGTCATGACAGTGGGTGGTGGGTGATGGACATGCGCGGCCATTGTCGCGCGCGCGCAAGGCGTGAAGCAGGGGGAAGGGGTTCGTCACCCCGCAACAAAAAGCCCCGCACGGGGCGGGGCAGGTCGTTCAGGTAGGAGCTGAGCACTGAATTGCGCTCATCAATTCTCCAACGCCAACGAAAGCTGGCCCCAGCCAGAGACCTGGCGTAGCGCTGCGCGCCGCGACGCCCCGACTTGCGCCGCGGCAACCTTCGCCGGCGCCAGCAGGCCGATCTGGATCATCCGCTGGATCGCATAGCGCACCGCGCCGACACTGCGGGCAATGGCCGTCGCGATGTCGCGGTAGCGCTCGCCGGCCAGCACCCGCGCGCGGATCGCCGGCCAGTGCGGGTACTTCGAGAAATAGTAGTTTCGGCTCTGGTTGCGCTCCCCCTCGGCCTCGCCTGTCCAGTGTTCCCAGAGCACGTCGTCGCATCGCCGCTGGTAGTCGAGGATCGTTTCGCGCAGTTCGGGGCGGACCTTGTTGGCGGAAACCGTGTTCAACCAGGCGAAGGTTTTGCGCAGCGGAATGCAGACACTTTCGCGCAAACCGGCAGGGGTCTCCGTGGTCATTATGACCACGGACCAACGATCCTTGTCGGCCATCAGTTTGCGGTGCTGGGTCTTCCAGTCGAGCCCCATCCCTTCGACGATCGGCCGCATGGCGACATACGGCTGCCCGTCGTGACCAATCATTTCCAGGGTGGTGTTGCGGAATGGCACGTTGATCAAATCGTTCATGGTCAATTCCCTTTCGAGGCGAGTTGGCGGTGCAGGTCGTGCAGATCAGAACCAAGCGCGTACGCGAGATCCTCGGCCGGGCCGAGCAGGCGGCTGACGGCGCTGGCCAGGTTAGTGAGGTGCTGCAGGCGGGCCAGCGTCATGGCCTCATCGCCGTCGGGAATGATCGCCGGCAGCGCGAGCGCCACCGAACGGCAATCGCCGATCAGCGCGGCGAGGTCATAGGCACGATGAAACAGGGGAGCGCCCGCGGCGGGCGTGGGTTGGCAGGGGCACATGGTCAGGCCTCCCCGGTGAGGGCGAAGAGTTCGCCCTGGGCGGCTTCCGGCAGGGCGGGCGTGGCCAGCAGGCCGGCCTTCAGCGCCTCCCTGCGGTTGCGGCGTGCCGATTCCAGGCAGCGGAAGCCGGCGGCGCCGGCCTGGTCGCGCGTCTTGAGGCCGGCATCGGCCGCCTTGAGGCCGGCATCGGCCGCCTGGGCCACCAGGCGCATGCGCGGGCGCTTGCTGTAGATGTAGTGCTCCCGCTGCAGGGCCTTGAGGCGCCAGTGCTCGGCCTGCCGCTGCAGGTGCGCCAGCACGAAGAGGCCGAAGGCCTTGGCCTGGTCGGTGGTGGCAAAGAGTGCGACCTTGAGACAGCCCTCGGGAAAAGACCAGATGCGGGTGGTCTTGGCCCCGGTTCCCGGGCCGCGTTTCTCGGTATTTGATGACTCACAGTGAGTCATCAAATCGACGTCAACGAGGCGGGTATCGGCTTCGGTGAACGCCTCCGGATGGCGGTCAATGATGTTCTGAATGACTCGCCGATTGGTGCCGAGGCAGCGGCCGAGCACCCGGTTGGTCAGCCAGTCCTGGCCGGACTGGCGCGACAGGTCGAGGGAAATGCCGGAAAAAGCGAGGGAACCGGCGGGCGCCGGCAAGGGGGTGTTCATGGGGTAACTCCTTTTCAAGCGGATAGAGAACCGCCCGCCCGCTGCTAAACGGGGAGGGCGACCGTGCGGGTTAGCAGACCGGGAAAAGGAACCGGCAGGGCCGAAGCCCTCCCGCACGGCCGCCCGAAACTGGGAGTGCCATGCTGACGGACGTAAAAAAACCGCTCGCGGCGGTTCGTCCGCCTTTTCTCCGGGCTGCTAAACCCGTATCGCTGAAGTGCAGCGATCGAGAAATCATGCACCCGGATCGTGGCCATGTCAAATCACGTCTGGCGCCGCGGTGCACCCGGCGGGTTGAGCACCTGCCCGTGCGCCCAGTGCGCGCCGGCGATCGCCGCGCAGGCAATCGTCACCGGCGCCCAGGCCAGGCGCCAGAAGCGCCACAGCGCGGTATTCAGGGCGACATTCGGCGCGCTGGCGATCAAGGGTTGTGCGGCGCGTTGTTCTGCGGGGGTCATGATGGGTCTTGCTCCTCGTGAAAAATCATTCTGCTCTGTCAAAAAAGGTCCGGCTGCACCGGCCCGGAGTCATCCGCCCGGGTACAGATCCCCTCGATCGCCCGGCTGGTGATCGGCGCGAAGGCGAGCCCGATCTCGTAGATCGCCTGCCGGCCGGAAAACCGCTCGACGCCAATCAGCCGGTCGTACATCGCGCGGATTGCCCGCGCCCGCAGCTCGGCGCGAGCCGCCTTGCACACCGGGATCGACAGCACCTCCCCGCCAAAGCGCGCGGCCAGGGCCGCCATCGCCGGCTCGCCGATCAACTCGGCCAGTTCCGCCCAGCGCCGGGCGCCGGCCGGGTTCGCGTCCGGGCGCCGGGGCAAATTGATCGTCACCCCCGGCCGCTCGTTCAGCAGCGTGCACGCCGCCGCTGCCCCGATCGTCGCGATCAGCACCAGCGCCGTGTAGGGCAGCAGGCCGGAGACGGCCTCGCAGTCCTCAGGCGTCAGCCGCAACAGGCTCGGCACGGTTCTGCACGCGTCGGATGTGAGTCACCAGCGCCACCACGATGCGCCGCAACTCGAACTCGTCACACATCGGCAACGGTTTGTCGATCGCGGTCGCGCCCAGGCCCGCCATCTGCCGGGCGATCCCCTCCACGTACGCCACCTGCTGCCCGCGCACGACAGGGAGCGCGCGCATCAACATGAGGATCTTGCGCAGCAACGGCTGCCGGGGAACGGCGGCGTTATCGACAAAGGCCCACTCCTGCGCCAGCCGCGCCGGCAGCGGCTGGCCATCCGCACGCTTCGGCAGAAAGCCGAGTCGCCGCAGATGCGCCAGCGCCGTGCGCAGCCGCGTCAGCGACAACTGTGTCGACGACTGCACCAGGAACGCCTGCTGCAGGTACGCGCGCCAGGCGTCGTCGCTCATCTGGATCTCGCGTCGGGCGATATGGATCAATTGGATCACGGTGGCGCGTTCCTTGGTCGCATCCGGCTTCGCCGGCACGGTCTTCGTGCTCATGGCGAGGTCCCGTTGAGTTCGAGTTCGAATGGCGTCACCACGAAATCCTCGATCTGGCTGATGAATATTCCCGGAACGCGTGCCACTGCCTCCGGCTCGTTGAGGATCGCCTCGCGATTGATCTCGATCCTGAGGCGCACAAATCGGTTCAGCCCCATCTGCTGCAGACTGAACAGCACCGCGTCCTGGCCAGTGATGCGCACCGACGGTGGACGCGTCCGCCAGCACACCTCGCCACTGGTGAATTTGTAGGTTTTGATTTTGCCGTGATCCGTGAGAACGGCACGATGCGCGTCGCAGTAGCCCTGCACCCCGCGCTGGGCGTCGGCGATCCGCAAACGGATCGGGTCGGCGCGCTGCTCGTAGGCCTCTTTGATTCGGCTGATCGTCTCGTTCATCTCGCACTCCATGAGCGTCAGTTCCCGCGAGTCGATGCCGATACCCGAAATCAGGTCGGCCACTTCCTCCAGCGTCTGCGGCACGTTCGGCGTTGCCGGGGACTTGAGGCGCTTCTTAGATCCATTGATCGTTATCATCATAATCAGTACTCCAGTAGGGGCGCGGCATTCACAGCCGCAGTGAAAATTCGGCGTAAGAGCACCCGCGCCGTTCCTCGGAATTTTTACAGGTCGGACAGATGCGGATTCGCATACGGTCCGGAGAGTGGAACGTTTTCCCGCAACCGCCCAGGCAGCGCACCTCGCCATCCGGGCTGCGGTATACGAACGTCTCGACCGGATCCAGGTCGTGGTCGGGATCCGCAACCTCGACACGTCGAGAGAGGAGAGGCGGCCGGTCACCAGATTTTCTCTGCAGTCTCCGAAAATGATTGCCGACACTGCTCTGCGGGCGATTCATGAGGTGCCCGATCGCCGCGAACGTCATCCCCTCTCCGCGTAGCCTCATGAGGAGACGATCCTCGTCACCGGAGAATCTGCGCGTTTTACCATCCAGGTCGTCCATCATTCCTCCCGATCCGCATTGCGCCACGCCACCGACCAGCGGCGGCCGAGGTGGCGCCATAGGCCGAGCGCCAGCCAGAAACGCGCCCACAGTGCCCATCCGCGCTGCCAGGCCTGGCGCAGCAGGGTCCCCAGCAGGATCAGCGGCAGAGCGGCAATCAGAAAAAACATCATCAACAGGCAGGCCACGAACTGCAGGGACTCCCAGAAATCCGGCGCCAGATCAGAAATCAGCGCGGCCACCAGCAATCCGGTGATGACGACTGCTGTCCACCAGCCGGCCTGGTCAGCCAGTGGTGCCAGCAATCCCCAGGAAAGCGGCCCGATCCCGGACATCGCCCCGGCGTAGGCGGATTCGCTCCCGGAGACCAGAAGGGCCGGCCACGCCGAAGCGGACAGAACGATGGAACCTGTCATTGCCGCTCCTCCCATTCGATCCGCGTCCCGTAACGCACGGCAAACCAGGTGTAGATCGTGGTCTCTCCCTCCAGTCGGCGCTGCCGCCAGGCGCAATCGCCAGCGAACAGGCGCCACAGGAAGGGTGTGCTCTCTACGGTGATTACCGCACGGTCACGCTCGTACACCACGCGGGTGATTTTGACGCCCAGGTTGAGCAGGTACGTCGCTGCGTGAAGTACCTCGTCCAGGCTACGGCTCAATTTACGCAGGCGCTCGCAGCGCACCTGGTAGATCAGTCGAATCGCCAGTTGCGCCGGATCCTCCGTCGCGTCCGCGATCAATTCACCAGCAAACCGTTTCATCCCACCCATCGTTCAATCCTCCCTCTGATAAATGCCGAATCCGTGTTCGGCGTCGATTTCCGTGGCCACCCCGTGCATTTCAATGACCGCGCGCCGCAGCGCAGCGCGCCACATCGGGTCTGTGAACTTGTTCTTCAGGTATTCCAGTGCCGTCGCCAGATGGGCCAGATTCGCCACATCCGCGCGCGCGATCGGGGTCGAAACTGCCGGCAGGCTCATGGCATCGACTCCCGCACCGCCCGGACAAGATCAGCGGTCACCCGTGGGGCGCCCAGCAGCGCCGCCTGGTTGATCGCCGCCGTCAACAGGTTGTTGGCCACCAGCGGATGCGTCAGCGAAATCACCTGCGTATCAGCGGCCCCGTGGCCGACCCGTTGCTGGATCGTCAACGCCTGCATCAACGCATCGATCGCCGCCGGCTCGACGATCGATGAAAGATCGAGCCCCGCCGACGTAAAACGGTGTGCCAGATACTCGCCGAGCGCCGTATCGAGCGGCGGCAGCCAGACGATCTGGCAGCGCTGCGCCACCTCGCGCACGGCCGCCCGCCGCTCGTCCAGCTTGTCGCGCAATTCCGGCTGACCGAGCAGCAGTACCGAGACCAACCGGCGCATGCCGTCCTTGAGTTCCAGGAAGCGCTTCAGGTGCTTGAGCGTCGGCAGGGCCAGACCGTGCGCCTCCTCGATCACCAGCAGATGCTGCATGCCCACCCGGCTGCTGGCCGTGAGGGCCTCATGTACCTGCCGAAAGCGCGCCTCCGGGCTACGCTTCGGGGATTCGCCGCTGGCTACCGCATGCAGCATCGCCTCCGCAATGTGGTCGCTCCGCAGGGTCTTGCCCTTCTTGTCGCTATCCTCCATCGCCAGCACGTACGGCTGGATCAACCGGACCGGCCGGGACTCCAGGCGCAGGCGTTCCTCCAGTTCCTCGCGCAGCGTGCTCTTGCCCGCCCCCGATTCACCGATCACCGCCAGGAACTTCGTATTGCCGATCGCCACCTGCCACATGGCCTCGCGCACCTGGCGAATCGCGCGGCTCAGATACACCTCGCTGGCCTGTTGCGGATCGTCGAACGGATCCCTGAAAATGCTGAACTTGCGGCGCGCCGCCTCGCTCAGCGTCTGTTTACGTAGTAGCATTTCGCTCTCCACCTCCCGTGGGGTTGTTGTGGTACCCGACGGCGCCGCGCTCGAACGCGGTGCCGTTCCTGCCGGATCGCCCGGCGACTTTCCCGGCCCGCCCACCTCGGGCGACTCCGTCTCAAAAAAGCACTCCACCAGTTCCGATTCCGCGACGCCCCGCCCGCGCAGCGCCGCGAGAATCATCGAGCGCAGCGCGCGGCGCTCCGTCTTCCGGGGATACTGCCCGCGCTGGATCAACAGATTGATCGCCGCCGGTGACAGATGCAGTTGGCGCGCCAGGCTCGCCTGCGAGAGGCCATGCCGCTTCAAGACTCCGCCCAGAATCAGCATGCCTGGCGTACCTCCTGGTGATCCTCGGGGCCGGCAATCGCCGCCTGCCACTGCGTGGCGAGGCTCCGGAATTGCGTTTCACTGATGCCGCCGGCAAAGCGCTGCGTGATCCACGCGTAGTGCTCCGGCTGCCAGTTCGCATCCAGCAGTTGCTGCATGCGAAGGCAAGCCGTCGTGGCCGACATCAGCGATTCGTCGGTGGGTGTGCCCACGTCGATCGCCGTCCCCGCCAGCGGCAGATATGCCGGGATGGCCACCTGGCGCACGTCGGCAAAGGGATCGATCTGCCCCGCGAAAGCCACGCCGCGCTGTCCACCCTGGCCCTTGCGCGTCTTCGCGATCGCCAGCGGATCATCGGAACCCCACGCCGCGCACAACGCCCGCTTGCGCTCCACGTCGATGAAGGTGTCGGCGACCGACTTGAACTCCTGGCCGAGGACTGCCGCCGTGCCGTCGAATCCGAACTCGGTCTTCGGAATTGGCGAACGCCGGTAGCGCACCGCCTTGCCCTCGGCGTTCACCGCCAGCACGTCGATATCGGGCAGCGTGTAGGGGCTGGCCACCACCGAGACCCTCTCGCCGACGGCAACACCGGGGATGCCGGCGACCGAATAGGTCGCCTGCCCCTTTCCGGCCGCAGAAAATGTAATCTGCAGCAGACCGTCCACCACCCGTGACACCGCATCGGCCATCACCAGCGCGCGCGTCACCTCGGCCCCCCCCGCGATCACCCGCAAGGCGCCAGGGAACTGGGTGATCTTCATCCAACCCGCAAAGCGCGAGAGCTTGGTGCGCGTATGCACCGCGCGCGACTGGAACGCCGCGCTCCATAGATTCGCCAGTTCGTTCAGGTGTTCGAAATCCCGCACCCGCTGCGCGTGCAGCCGGCCCTCGAACTGGTGCTCGATATGGTTGTGCATCGACTCCACGGCACCCTTGGCGCGCGGGTTCTTGGTCTTGTGCACCCGCACCTCGATATCCAGGGCTCGCGACAGACTGCGGAACACCTGCGAGGCCTGCGCACTGCCCGGGTCCACCTGCAGGATCTTTGGCACGCCATAGAACGGCAGGCCATTCCGCGGATGAAAAGCCGGGATCAGGAAATCGAGCAGGTTCCGGGTGGATTCGTGCCCAGCCAGGTACTGCAGGTAAAACGCCCCCGTGCAGTGATCCACCACCAGGTAGCGCTGCACGCGCAACTGCGAAACGCGCTCGTAGTTGTGCGGCTTGTTCTTGTTGAACGCCGCCTCGTCGCAAACCTCCATCCCGCCGTTGGCCAGGTAGAACAACACGCAGGTCGACACATCCAACTGCCAGACATGGTTCGGGTGCAGCGACTGCAGCGCGAACGCCGGGCTCTGGCGCATCATCTGCTCGGTATGGCAGCCGAGTTGGCGCATCGCCCGCGCGATCGTGCTGCGATGCGCGGTCGTGTGCGCGACCTCCCCGGTCTCCGGGTCTGGCGCCGCGTTGGCGTTGGCGATGTCGCGCACCATCCCCAGCGTCGGCAACACCTTGCCCGTCTCGCGCGCGCCGGCGATCTGGATCGCCGCCATCTGGCGCACCTGCGCTTCGGTCAGCGCCTTCAACCGGCCGGCGTCCGAGCGACGCTTGCGTGTCGACCCATAGCCCGCCTCGCGGATCCAACGCCAGAGCGTCTGCACGGAAATGCCGAGCGTCTCGGCCATCGACTGCACCCGCGGCGTCCCCTGGCCGTGCGGCAACGCGGGCAGCTCGGCGGCAAGCTGCAGGACCATCGGCAACTGCAACGGGCTGGGCGGCATGATCATCATTCCTCCCTGAGCCTAGTGGGTGTCGGTCGGCTGCCGGGTCCAGCTCGGCGTGAGGATTTCGGCGAAATCGACGGTGATGTCGTGGCGGACGTAGAGGGCGGAGACTTGCTGCGCCAACCAGACCGCCGTTTCCTCGGCGAATGTGCCCTCGGCTTCGCCGTGTTCCCAGCACGCGGCCAGCACCGTGCCGAAGTGATTGACGTTGGCCAGCACCCCCATCGCCGCCGCGTGCAGTTCCTGCAGCCGCGCCTGTTGCTGTTCATCCGCCTCCTGCCGGGCCTGATCCGGCGTAAAGCGCGTGCGCGCCACCGCCTGCTCGCGCAACGCGCTGTTGTCTTCCTGCACCGCCTGGATCACCGCATCCTTGGCTTCTAACGTCAGTGTCGCCTCGCGCAGGCTCTTCTTGAGTTCGGAAACGCTCATCCGCTCGACGGCGTCGAGTTGCGCCGGGTCGGCGGCCAGGTCGTCGAGTTGCGTCTCGTCGAGCAGCGCCAACTCATAGACCTTCGATCGGTCGAGGGCCAGCAAGGGTTTCAGATGATCCCGGCCGCGGAATTTCAGGGCCACGGACGCCAGGCGCCGCGCCGTTTGTTCCGAGAGGCCCACCGCGCGGATCGCCTCGCCGTAACCGCCGCGCGGTAGCTCACGGAACAACAGCACAGCGCGACCGATCTCCAGCATGTCTTCCACGCTGCGCTGCACGTACCGGCGAACCGTCATCTTCAACATGTCGAGCGTCGTGTCCGTGTAGCCGAAGCGCTCCAGGAGCCGGCGTGTCTCGATCTCGTCGGCCGCCTGCCTCTGCAGCGCCTCGACACCGATTGGCACCAGTTCACCGCCTTGCCCTTCCTCGTTCATTGTCTTGTCCCTTGTGGATGATGGATAACAAACTCAACCGGGCAGGCGCGTATAGCGCTGCTCGACTTCGGAAACCTTTGCCTGCGCCTGGCGCAATCCGTAAGAAAATTGCACCGCGATCTGCACCGGTTCCGGGCCGAGACGCCAGGCCTTGGTCGCGTCCTGCACCGCCCAGCCCTTGTGCGCCATCGTCTGCAGGTCGCGCAGCACCATCGACTCCCTGGCGCCGACCGCCTTGGCGAGGTCCGCCAGGCGCAGGCCAAAGACCTCATGGCCCGCGAGTGCGCGCATCACGTCCATCAGCCGCAGTTGCGCGGCGTTGTGCGAGGCGAGCCGCGCCGGGAGATCGCTCATGCCACCCCCCGCTGGCGCAACTCGGCGACCGTCGTCGCTGCCCACGATTTGGCATAGAGCCAGCCCCCGGCACGGCTCGCCTCGACGACCAGCCGATAGCGCAGCGCGAGGCGCAGCCGGCAGAGTGAGATATGGTTCATGCGACCTCCTGGGCCGGGTACTTGCCCGGCCACAGCGTCTCCAGCGACAGCCCGGTGGCGGTGCTGATCGCCGTCGCAATACGCCGGCTGGTCGTGATGCCGGCTACCACGTAGCTGACCGTTACCTTGCTGACCTGGCATTGGCGAGCGATCTCGGCTTGCGAGCTGCGCGCCTTCTTGAGGGCGCACTGGATATCAGCGGACTTCATTTCGATTTGCTATCCTGTAAGTTCGGCTAACTGGTAAGGCGAAAGGTGAACAGGCATGGGACGTTTCATTGTTGAAATCTACGAGCCGGGAGACGACCGCACCCTGGTCGCCTCGCTGGAGTCCGACGCACCGCTGGTGGTCTCTGCTGGAGAAGTTCTGCACACCGGCCCCCTGACGGGAGCAAACAACCGGGTGCTGACCGTGACTCGTGTCGAGCACACGTTCTGGCAGAGCAAAGACGGGGTAGTCCACCAGCGCCGGCTCTTCACCGAACCTTGTGGACGGCGCCGCAAGTCGCATCGAGGCCGTCTGCGAAGTAGCCCCCGTTGCCGTTCTGCACGACTTCGACGCGACAGCCCAGCGGGTTGGCTCTGACCTGGCGGATCAACGCGGCGGCGTGCACCAGGGCCTCCTTGAAGGGGTAGGCGCTGGCCAGGTCGGAAAAATCGAGACGCACGGTGACCCCTGAGAAGCCCACCGGTGGTTCAGATGCGGGGGTGAATCCTGTCTGACACATCCATGACTGCAGGGATGCGTAGGAACTGAAGCCAAGCCTGTCGAGCCGGATGATGAATCTTCTGGCGCTGTCCTCTCTGGCGAAGCGACCGGGGCGCAAGGGGCGGGTTCTTTTGATTGGGGATGTCATGCGACCTCCTGGAAGTGCGGGGTTTGAGGAAAGCGGATCGGGTCAAAACGGAACTCCGGGTAGCGGCCCGGCCAGGCGGTGTCCGGTTCGAGGCCGGTGAGTTCACAGATGCGGCGGGCGATGCGGACGGAACGGTGCCGAGAACGGATCACGTGCGAGACGTTCATCTGCGACACACCAGTCTCCCGCGCGACGTCAGCGGGGCTTGATCCGTGCATGCGCAGTTGCGCTTTGATGAGTTCGGGGTGCATGTTTGCCGCCAATTGGTGTTTGTGTTTATTAGTAAAGGTAACTCGTTAGCCGAATCATAGGTATGTTTTTTCATACCGTCAAGACCTATTTGAGGTTTGTCTATGCAAACTATTGGCGAGCGGTTGAGGTTGGAACGTGAGCGCTTGGGGTTGAGCCAAACCGCATGTGGAGAACTTGGCGGCGTCAAGAAATTGGCGCAGATCAACTACGAGAAAGGAACATCGTTCCCGACAGCAGCCTACTTGGCAGCGGTAGCGCAGGCAGGTGCAGACGTGCTGTACATCGTCACTGGGGCTCGGGGCGGAATCGTGATGACCCCCGAAGAAACGGCCCTCCTCGACAACTTCCGCCACTCGCCCCCGGCGGCGCGGCAAGCCCTCAAGACGACGAGCGATCTCTTCGCGAAACACGACTGCCCCGGCGCCACCGCTGAAAGCGCATGAGCCCCTTTGACCGCATGGCGATAATCCGCGTGATCCTGGCGGCCGTTTGGCTGATCTCGACGGGACTGGTCAGTGCCGAAACGCTGGCTGGCCAGGTCGTCGGCGTGACCGACGGCGACACGATCACCGTCCTGGACGCGAACCACGAACAGCACAAGATCCGGCTGTCTGGCATCGACGCCCCGGAGAAGGCGCAGCCCTTCGGTCAGCGCTCAAAGGAGTTTCTGTCAGCTCTGGTGTTCGAGAAGGAAGTCGACGTGCACTGGCACAAGCGCGACCGGTACCAGCGCATCGTCGGCAAGGTGATGGTGGCGACGCCGAAGTGCCGGGAGAGTCCCTGTCCCAAGACGCTCGACGCTGGCCTCGTGCAGCTCACGGCCGGACTCGCCTGGTGGTACGAGAAATACGCGAAGGAACAGTCCCCGGAGGACGCGGGGCGGTACGAGTTCGCCGAGCACGAGGCGAGGGCGAAGAGGGTTGGGCTGTGGGTCGATGATCATGCGGTGTCGCCCTGGGAGTGGCGCGCCCGAAAGCACGCCGGGGACCGGGACGCGCGTGCGGAGCTATATTCTGCCACCGACCGCAGATATTCCACGGCAGGAAAATAGGGCGCAGCGGCGTTTATAAATGGCCTGCGCCCCCTTTTTTGCGTCCGGCCATCTTTACCAGGGAGGATTTTGCGATGACTACGCCGACCTTCAGCATTGAGGTGGTTGTCAGTCACGACGAAGAGCTGGCGGCGCTCATGCGCCTGGCCACGCAACATGCCGACGCTAAAGACTGGGACGCGGCGCTCGCCACCCTGTACGAAGCCAAGGCGCGCATGATCGAGTCGTTAGGCCATCAAACCAACGAGGCGTGGTGCAAGCTGCCGCTCTACCTGTCGCGGGCCGGGCGCTTTGCCGAGGCCATGGCCGAGTTCGACTGGCTCTTGGCTGACGCGCCACGCCGGGCGCGCAAGGAAAGCTACCTGGACGATCCGTCGGTGTCCTATGGCAAGGGCACGACCAAGCAGTCGATGTACCGGCTCAACCTGCGCAACATCAAGCGCGTCGTCGCCCAGAGTCGCGCGGTCGCCTTGCGCAGGCAGCAGAAGGCGGAAGCCAAGCTGCCGTCGAATCAGCGCGGCCCGACCGCCTCATTGCAAGGAAAAGCGGAAGGCGCCTCAGATCATCGTACAGGGCTGCGCAATATGAAGGCCGTGACCGCCGATGAGGTTACCGAACCACTGTTCAAGTTCATGCAGATGGCCTTTGCCGGCGCGAGCGACCAGCCGCATCCCCTTGAGCGTCAGCATGCCGAAACCATCATTCTGCGCATTGCCTCGGGCAGCCCGTTACCGATCAAGGAAGCGATCTCCCTTCCCGGCGGCGAGCGACGCGCACTGAAGGAATTGCTCTGCCAGTACGTCATGTTCTTGACGATGTTCAGAGACCTGGCTTTCCCGGCGGATTTTTTGAGCGGCACCGACGAAACCAAGCTTGGAAGCGAACTGCTTGCCTACGTCGCCAGACATCAATGGCCGTTCCCTCAGCAATTGCCCTGGTCAGCGAACGCCTGATGGCGTTCAGGTGAAATCTCGGAATTCGCCTGGCTGCATAAAAGGCCATGCGGTGGTCGGCAGCTAACCGGCTCTCATTGATAAACGTTGTCATGGGGTTTCCTGTTCTTTTTACGGCGCTACGAAAGCATTCCCTCGATCAGCGGTGAGACGATGGGAACGTCCTTGCCTGTTATTGGCTTTATTGGAGATCCGGATTGGAAACATTCCTCGCTGTCGCCGGCTTCCTGATCATCGCGATCAAGGCAATCACACCGATCATCACCACAGCGATTGCCGAGAGGGAAAAAACCAGCAGGGCGCGCATCGAATTCGGATCGACCCAAAGCAGCGCGCTTACCGAGAAAACTGCCAGCATGAATAGATTGTCGACGGCGTCTTCGGCGAGGCGCCCGAGGAGCGACTCGTTGATCGGCATTGTCTCAGTAGGTCTTGGCCTGTTGCAGCTCACCCTGGTGCAATTTGGACCGGACCGCTCGACGGCATTGTCATCCGGGGACGCTGCTGCGCTCGTTGAATCACTCGTTTTGTTGGGCATGGGTGCTTGGCTCCTTGCGAAATGATGCAATTCCGGTAATCGGGTAGTCGGTGCTTGGTCGACACTCCAACGCCTTATGCAGGTCGACACGCTCGCCCTCTATCGTGAGCAGCAGCCGGCCGGCCCGATTGATCACCCCCTCCTCGATCAGGAAACGGGCGATCTGCGCGAAGCGGCGATCGGTCTTGGCCAGCGCCAGCACGGCGCGCGCGGCGTGGTCGCTGGCCGGGCGTTTGGCCCAGGCCAGGGGATCCTTGGGACCCATCACGCTATCTGCGTCCGCAGGAATATCAGCGTTGCAGAGGCGTTTCGCTTTGCCCCGGCATTCCTGGGCGTCGTTGCAATCTGATCAAGGGTGGTCATTGCCGTTTCGAGTGCCGCTCGCAGCTTCGCCATTTCCCGCTCGTTTTCTGCACTGCGCAGCGACGCTTCGTCGGCCTCTGCAACCTCAATCGGTTTCGCAGGCTCAATCATGGCAAAGCCTTTCGCGCTTCATACCGGCCATGGCGATGTTGCTCGCCAGGACCAAACCATTGCGCTCTGCCGTCTGGTCCCACCCATTGCCAGGCAGCGGGCCGTTCGGGATTGCTGCGTTGATCTCGTCCCAGCACCTCTGGCGCTCGTCTTGCCGGATAGCCTCCCACACGTTGCCAAATTTCCCCGAGAGGTACGCCACCGAGAACCATGCACAAATCAAACGTGTCAGTGGCCCCACGCGCTCAACTTTCGGGGTCCATCGGAAAGGTGGTGCAATCTCAAACATCAAGACCATGTTGCTGCCCTTTCTCTGTCTCCGATTTGGGGTTATTGGCGGCCAGCCGACGGGGCAGAAAATAATAGCCTTGCTCCTGCAGGTCGGCGCCGTACCTTCGTATTGCGGCAATCCCTGCGTGGTGGAGACTCGCCGCATACAGCTCGCCTATCTTGTTGAGTAGATTGCTGAGCAGGGCATAACTCAAGGCGGCCCCGAACAGACCGAGCACCACTATCCAGCCGATTTGATACCCGTCCATGAACTACTCCTGATCTGGGTTGATGGGTTTGGGAACGCTCTTACCGCCCCAGAATCGGGGTCATTTTTCCGCAGTGCAGACACTTGCAGCGCACGCGTTTGTTCAGCGCGTCGATGGCCGCCTGCGCCCTCTCTGCTTCTCGGGACAAGCGGCTTTCCTCGCGGGCAAAGCGCGCCAGCGTCGCCACCGGGTTCAGTTTGGCGCCACAGTCGGCGCACTCCACCTCGCTTAACGCCTCGTCGACGAGGATTTTCTGATGCTGGCAGCGCCCTGGGGCGTACTGACCGCGCACCTCGCTCAGGGAGATGACCTTTGCCGGGGAGGTTGCCGGCAAAGGGATGGGAGATAGCGTCACCACAGCGGCCCCATTCCCGGTTCGGCAGGAATCCCGGCAGCCAGTTGGGCATTCATCTCGTCAATGCAGGCCGCGCACCATTCGTCGAACGGCACGCCATGCTGGCAGGTGTCGTCCGGAACATCGGTATGCGGGCTGGCCTGCGGTGGGTCATTGCACGTCTCTTTCACCTCGTGTCACCTCTTCAAAGCGTTGGGGGCCTACCAATCCCCCGGCGCATCAGTCTTGAGCAGATGGCCGGATTGTCGCGCGCGCGGGGAGAGCGGGTCATGACGAAGCGCTTCGTCCTGCTACTCGGCGGGCGTGCGACCGACAATCGAGCCTCATGTCGAGCCCCCGCCGCCCACCTGCCGAAAAGCCCACCAAGCCGCAAACGCCAGCGATTGCTGCGCTCGCCGTAGCGCTGACTCGCGCCTCCACGGGAGCGCCTCCCAGCGAGATCCGCATGATCCCGGCCGGCACGTTCCGAGCGGTGGACGGCCGTCCGGAGAACCTGCCGGGCTGGTATCTCGATCGCACCCTGGCGGCGCCGATCTGCGCCAGAGCCCACGCGCGGCGGTCCGACTATGTGATCGACTATGAACACCAGACGCTGCTCGCGAGCCAGAACGGCAAACCGGCGCCGGCCGCCGGTTGGTACCGCACGCTCGAGTGGCGCGACGGCGATGGGCTGTACGCCACCGATGTCCGGTGGACACCGGCGGCGGCGAAGATGATCGCCGACGAGGAGTATCGCTACCTCAGCCCGGTATTCGGTTTCGACGACCAGACCGGCGCCGTCCGCAGCCTGGCGTGCGCTGCACTGGTTTCCAACCCCGGCCTGGATGGCCTCACCGACCTGGGCGCCAGCCTGGAGCGGCTCGCTGCCGGCCTGATTGCCCACGAGGATCACCCCCCTATGGAAGAACTCATCGAGCGCCTGCGTTACTTGCTCAACCTGCCGATCACCACGACTGCGGAAGAAATCGTCACGCATCTCGAAAAGCTCATCGCCCAGATCGTGGCCGTCTCACCGGAGGTGGGCGCCGCTGCCAGCCTCGACCTGGCGGGCTACCTAAGCCGGCAGCACGAGCAGCTCGTCGCCCTGCAGACCCAGGTGCGAGCGCTGCCAGACCCGGCAGAATTCGTCCCCGTGATGCAGCTCAAGGAGGTGCAGGACGAGCTGGCCCGCCACTTGCAGGCCCAGCTCAAGGGCAGCATCGAGCGCCTCATCGAGCAGGGCCTGGCACAGCACAAGCTGCTGCCGGCGCAAATCGAATGGGCGCGTGAGCTGGGGTCGATCAACATTGCGCTGCTCGCCAGGCACCTCGACACCACTGTGCCGATAGCGGCGCTCGGCGGCACCCAGACCGGCGGCGAGGCGCCCGGCGGTGCCGCCGCC